CTGCGAACACTAAACGCAAACGTCAGGGTACAGGTATGAACAATATCCATTTATCCTTGAAACAAATGGCTTTCCCTCTCGATAAATTGCTACACCTTGAGGACAACCCACGAAAAGGCAACGTTGAAGCAATAGTTGCGTCGTATGCCGAATTCGGACAAGTAAAACCAATAGTCGCCAAAATGAATGAAGACGGAAGCGCGACAATAATTGCCGGTAATCACCAAGTAATGGCCGCCAAGCAACTTGGCTGGGACAAAATTGCCGTTGTGTTTTTGGAGGCCGACGACAAACGGGCGATTGCGTTTGCTCTTGCAGACAACCGCACAATGGAGTTGGGCTACACCGACAACGACATGCTGCAAAAACTTTTGACCGAAGTTTCAACGGACTACGGCGAATTATGGACCGGTTTGGGTTGGGATGAATTTGAAATAGCCGCGATGGACGAGCGCGCAATCGTCAAGGCGCACGACGAATTGACACAATCGAAATACGTTCCCCCAATCATGGTGACCAGTGCGACGGAGGAACAAAGCGAAATAGACAAGCAAATTATTTCCCTGGGCCAGACCGACGACGACGGTGAAAATAAATTAATGGCACCCAAGGACGTCAGCCACAACGATGTTGCCATACGTGGTTCGGGCGTGGCGGTTCCGGGTTCCCAGCCGCAGGCGATAGTGTCCGTTCAATTGGTTTTTGACTCACCGGAACAACAACGTCGTTGGTACGACTTTGTTCGGTGGTTGCGAAACGACCCCGGAATTGACGGCACCACGACCGCCGAGCGGCTCATAAATTTTATTGATTCACACACCGACGCATGACCAGGCAGCGTTTATTTTTAGATATCAATTGCGTCGAGGCGGCTCGACAACGGATTCGTCATGTCTACGATACTTTCGACACGGTATGCGTTCAGTTCTCCGGCGGCAAAGACTCGACCGCCGTGTTGCTCTTGGCTAAAGAACTGCACGATGAGCGCGGGCTGGGCCCGGTCAAAGTCATTTTTAGAGACGAAGAAATGGTCAGTCCACTCGTCATTGATTACGTCAATTATGTTCGGCAACTGCCATGGGTTGAAATGGAGTGGTATTGCATGCCGCAGGGTTCGGAGGTTTGGGTCCTAGGCAAACGCGAGTCAATAATCATGTGGAGCGAAATGAGGAGAAAAGAAGGCCGCCTATGTCGTGAAATGCCGCCCTGGGCGATAACCGCAGAACATTTCGGGCTGCCACCGGGAAAACCACCGCCAGAAATTGTCGACTATTACACAATGCAGGGCAAACAAGGAAACACCGCGTTTATTACTGGGGTGCGAGCCTCAGAATCAATGCTTCGATACAGGTCCTTGGTGCAAAAATTGCACGAGAACTACATAGTCACGCCGTATAAGTCAAAGAAGGGCATCCCATTAAAGTTTGCAAAGATAATTTACGATTGGCAAACCGCCGACGTATTCAAATACATTATCGAAGAACACAACTTTAAATATTGCGAGTACTACGACCGCGCCGCTTTGACGGGCAGTAATACAAGGGTTGGCATCCCTTTGCACGGGATAGCAATCCGCAGGATTGGCGACGTGGTCAGCACCGAACCAGAATTTTACGACGATTTGGTGAGATGTTTCCCAGAGATTGATGCCCAGCGTCTGTATTGGGCGGTTTACGATTACGACAAACTCATTCGCGAATATGCCGACAAAGGGTTTGACGGTGCAAAACAATTCATCAAAGATTTTATGATGAACGAGACCAAGGTTCTGAGGGCCAAAGCGTTCGTCGCCGAATTTCGGCGCAAACACGTCCTTGACCCCAGGTCCTACACCATCTACTCCCTTATCTACCAGATGTTCATGGGCGCGATGCTCCATAGTGTCGCCGTGTCGCCGATAGGCCCAAAAACCAAATCTCACGCTGTAAGGTCAATCTCTGAAATAGACAGCATGGAGTTAAATGATGGAAATTAAGAATATTGCGATTGAGGATTTGAAGGCTGGCAACTGGCGTGCAAATTATATTTTGAAACCAGAGTTAAAGGTCCTTGCGGCGTCAATTCACGCTTTGGGTTTTATTTCCCCGTTATTGGTAATGAAGCGTGACAATTCGATAATTGACGGATATCAGCGCTGGATGATTGTCAAAGAAAACAAAGATTTGAGCAACAAACACCCGACGGTCCCTTGTGTGGTGCTTGATTGCGACTCGTTGGAGGCAAGCATGCTACATCTTCAAGTCAACCGGTCTCGGGGTCAACTGGTGGCCCATCTGGTTTCGGGCGTCGTAAAAAAATTGATAAGAAGCAAAAAATACAGCGAAAAAGATTTACAACAACTGTTGTCGATGTCCGACGACGAATTGGACGTTTTGCTCGATGGAACAATAATTAAACGAATCAAAATTTCTGAACACAAATATTCGCGTGCTTGGGTTCCGATTGAGGCGCCAAAAAATGCTTTGGATAACTTTGCCCCCGAGAGGCCGCCGAATCCCGATAGGTAAATTAATTCGCCTTGACTAATGCTAATATTTTAAGTGTCGCATGTAAGTTCCTTTTGCGACACCTATTGACGTTTGGAGTTGAACATGCCCGGAGTTGAAATTGGTGGCGGCGAAGGCGGTGCGGCAGGCCGGTTGCGACGCACCGCATCACGGGCGGTAGAGGCCGCCCAGCGGGTTGGTCGAGGAATTCTTGACCGACTTAGGGGTCGTCGTTCCTAAATCGCATTCCATTTTGAGAGGTTAGTAAAATGCTAGTAACACTGGCCAATCTCACCACATACATGGATATCTCCCTATCTTTGCGCCAGCAGGATGCTGCCGAAATGATTCTTCAGGGTTTGCAAAGCGAAATGGAGACATATCTTGGTAGGCCAGTGGAGGTCACCGAATTTTCAGAAGAAATCCACGTTTTGGAAGCGACCCATGTCAACGTGCCGATGGGTTCATATTTTTACAATCAAGGCTTGGGTTTGGGTCATTCGGACCCCAATGGAATCATTACGTACGCCGCACCGCCCAGCACCATTTACCTGAGAAACACGCCAATTATCTCAGTTTCAAAAGTTGAGATGGATGGCCCCACCCTGCATAACAAAATCCTCGGCGAGGCGCAGAAAAGAACCGCAACCATAACTGGCGGCACGGTTGCTTCCGGAACCGCGACCTTCACGGCAGCAAATCATGGTTTTACGCTGGGACAAACAGTGACAATAACTGGGGCAACACCCACAACGTACAACATCAACGCCAAAATAATCACCGCCGTAGCAGCCAGCACTTTCTCGATTGCAAATTCCGGAGTCACCGGCAACTACGTGTCGGGCGGTAGCGCCACGGCGAACGGGAGCGAATACACGGTAAGAAGATACGGCCTGGATATCTATACCGGCTTTGCCAACGACATCATAAAAGTTACATATAAAGCCGGTCTGGACGGCAACAACATAAAAATGTTCAAACTTTTAATTCTTCGAGCCGCGACGCGGGAGATGCAGAACATGCACGACGACGTAGTGGGCGTCAAGGACTTGAACCCCCGCGGCGTGTCGACCTTAGAAACAGGTTTTCTTGAAAGCGAATTGAATCAACTCAAGAAATATTCCCGAAGAAGGATTAGTTAGCAATGTCCGAACTTGACGTCAAAATCAGAATTAAAATCAAAAATCTTGAAGATGTTGAGGATAATTTAGAAAATATCAAAAAGCGAATGAAGGATTTGCGACCTGTTTGGCCGCGGGCGAACGAAAGCCTCAAGGTTTACATGATTGAGAACTTCACGGCGCAAGGTTTGCCGTCCGGTGGGTGGAGTCCGCTAGACGTGAAATACGGTGCCTGGAAAATCAAAAATTATCCAGGTGCGCCAATTCTCGTGAAAAGCGGTGGGTTGTTTGCAAAAATATTGCAGGGCCCAGACTTGGACGGCAAGGCGACCAGCGCGCGATTTTCGTTCGCGGGCGAAATCGCCAAGTTTCATCAATATGGTACGACCAAGATGCCGGCAAGAAAAATTATATTCTCGCCTGAGGTTTGGGAAAAAGAAGTTGCCGGGATGATTGAAGAATATGTCATCGATGGCAAGGTTGGTTAATTTTTTTTATGGCCATCGGATATTTGATGCATGGTGCTCATTTTGCTAAAGACTATGTTTCGACGTACTTGCAAAATGATTTACCAACCAGAATAAACCGATATCGAAACGGCTGGAATATTTCCAGCACGGAACTGCCAACTCCGGCAAAGTTTTTTTCCTATGAACCGTTGGCTTTGGATGTGTGGCCCACAATCATCACCGTCTCAATTTCGACGACAGGATTTGAAAGAATGGGTTTTGATGGCCCAAATCCTCTTTATCGGGTTAATTACGCGATGCGAACATATATATGGTGCAGGGCGGTTGGACCCGAGGAGGCCACCATCGCCCGAGACCGTTTGACGT